GACCACGTTGTGGATGCTGTATATAACAGTATTTACGCATAAAATGCACTGGATCTTGTGCACATTTTAAATATTCCTGACGTATTACTTTTTTTAAGTCTGACATATTATTTAGCTAGTAATAATATTAATCCTCCTACTATAAGTGTACCCGAACCTAATTTAAATATTTGAGTTTTGACCTTTTGTTTTTTTAAATCTAGTTGTAGTCTCTTAGATAATTCTTGAGCTATTCCAATCTGATTTGTTTTAGTACTTAAAATACTTTCAAAATTCATAACCCTATTATTTAAATTTAATATAACACTATCTTTAAAAACAATTTTAGTTTCTAATAAGTTTAATTTTTTACCTAACAGACCTATTTCTTTCTTAACTCCGTCACCCTTAATTAAGTCTTTAATTACTAGACGAGCTATTGGTTTCTTTAATCGTATCGAAGTGCTGTCTATAACGTTCTGTGAAAAACCGTTCAAGCTCATCATACTTATAAAGATCAACATTATTAACTTTTTCATTTACCTTATATTTTAAAGTGACAATTTTACTATCCTGTAGGTCAATTGCTTTATCTAATTTAACTATTTGATTATTTAGTGTGTCAATCTTAAACACTAAACTATTATTTATACTATGCAAAGAATCTACTTTTGTTTCTAGCTCGTTTATTTTTGTACTATAATCTACAACATATTCCTCATCGCCTAAAAATACAAAATATATTAAGCTACTAAGTAATATAAAAATTATACTATATGTTATAAATCTTTCTCTAGACAACATCTTTTTCTAACCTTGCAACTAATGATTCTAATTCTTTCTTCTGTGGTGTTTTTTTTCTTAGAATATCTTTAATTTTTTCCTTTTCAGTTTCATCACCCGCACTATACTTACGTGCTAAAGATTTCATTTCTGTTTCAATATTCTTTAAGGCTTTAACTGCTAGATCTAATTTTTTAAATTTACCCCTAGCCCCTTTAGCAGCTTTAATTGCTTTAGCATCGTCATCCTCATCTTCGTCTTCATTATACCCGCATCCTTTTTTAATTGAACGGTTTTTTCTAATTCAGCGTTTAAGTCGGCCTGTGCTTTAACTTCTTCAGGTGATGCCTCGCTTAAAGTTTCAATTACGTTTTCTTTTATAAACTCTTTTAGTTCTGATATTTTCATGTAATTAGATTTTATTATAAATATATTAAAATTTCACTATATTTAATATTTGTTGAATACGTTCATCTGTTGACCCCGATATTTTTTCTATTGCACCGGCTTTATGACCATGTCTTTTAATTAAAGTTGTAATAGTAAAATCAATTAAATCTCTATAATGCTCATCTGTTTCTCTAACCCCATTATCCTCTATATCTAAACCATAAGGGGATATGTAAAATATGTAATCATATTCTCTAATAAACTCGCTAGCATATGTTTCAAATGCATCTTTATCTTGATGAGGTATTGATTTTGCATTCATAGTAAATGCCATAACATCTAATATTGTTCTATCTGTAATAATATTATCATGCATTAGTTCACCACAACGTTCAGCTAAAAATACTGTTTGTCCTTTTAATGTAGAATCGGTATTTAATGGAATACCTAAAGACATTAAATGTTGACTACGTTCCGTTGCAAATTCATACCCTTTAAATTGGTCTAATTCTCTTAAAGCATTTACTAATGTAGTTTTACCTACACTCATTGTTCCACATAACCCTATTTTCATATTAATTTCTATGTTGTGCTCCTTTCGGTGCTGGTTGTTTATACAAAGGTAATCCTGTTCTACCTCTAACTAATTCATAGTATTCTTCTTTATCATACTGTAAGCCATAAAGATAATATTCTGCTTTCCTAGTATTGCCTTCTGGTATTAATGCTGGGCCTTCCCAATTATGTAACTTATTACCCCATATATGAGCAATAGTCCCGTCTGCTTTTTTTAATTTACGACTTAAAGGCCAATCTTTGTTTTTATTTTTCATACTGTAATATACGTAATTTATTGCTGTTATCCTAATTTTTTAAAATATATTCTGCAACATAAGTCCCTTGTGCACCACTTACCGTTATACCTCTAGCTGAAAGTGCATCGCCAACAAAGTGAACGTTGGGAAACTTGGTGAGGGCTAGATTGGTATAATCGACAAGTGGCTCAGGTGATAGATATTTTACTTCAGGTACATAAATACCCCAATCATCCTTTAATGTAGGGAATACTTTTTTCATATCCTCTATAAAATCATATACATACATAAAGTATGGTTGCATTGATTTTGCTATTTTATGTAATGTGTCTACTTGTATAGCAGATACATTTTCACCTTCTGATGTTGTAGATGGTTTACGTGTTGGGCTATAATATAACCCTGTACCATCTATTTGTAATTTTTTAACTACATCTCTTGACCATTCAAATGGTTTATCAATTCCTTGAACTTCCATTAAAATACCAAAATTTGTCATATCATTCCTAAACGATTCATCTTTCTTAGCATGTCCATTGTAACTGTGGTCTCCATACGTTTCTTCAACGGCAACATATGCTGCATTGTTGTTTGTACAGAAAGAACGTAATGATACTCCTTTATCTTCATATTTTCTATATAATTTGAAATCGTAAGATATATCAATTAACTTTTGAAAGTGTTTTTGTGGTGCTTCAAAACGCACACCAATTTGTACTGGTTTAGGTTCGGTTGGTAATTCATATTGTTCTGCTAGTTGTTTACCAAAATCAATACCGGATTTACCTACACCAAATATAAGTTTATCATACTTTAATAATCTTGTATTTTGAGCATTAACATAAAATACTGAACTATCATCAAAATCAATGCTGGTTACTTTAGTTTCCCATATAAATTCTACACCACCCTCAACTAAAAAATCATACCAATTTTTACCTATTTCATGTAAATAATCTGTACCAACATGCCATACTGGGAATAAACGTAAACCAAAATATGGTTTAATGAATTCTGGTTCTGCTATAGGATTTGAACATTGTACTTCTTCTGGTTTAGGGTGGAATCGTTTAAAGTTAGCTATAACCTGATCAAATAATTCCATTGCTTTTTCCTCACCACAATATTTAGATAATTGTCCTCCAATTGAAGTATGGTAAGTTAATTTACCATCAGACCAACCACCTGCTCCTAAGAAACCTTCCATTACTTCGGAATATTTTCTATCATATGGGTTTTTACCCATATCAATAATTGTTATTTTACCTTTAAATCCTTCATCAATTAATTTGGTAGCAGCGTTTACATTTGCTACACCTGCTCCGACCATTACTACATTTTTGCTCATATTGATAGTTTTTATTATACATGAATATACGAAAAATAATGACGCAATCCAAATGATTGCGCCACAGATGCATGAAATTTTTTAATCGCGACTGGCTATGAATCAGTCTATATGTTTGTTATTTTCTTAATTAATATCCTATATTATACCCATCACCAGAATTAACAAGAGTAACATCTCCTAATTCTTCACCATCCGATGTTAAATTCTTAATAATTATTACTTCTTTACGTACGGTTTTCTTTGTAACCTTGTCATAATCAAATGAACGAGTACGTAAACGTTTACCAGTTTCATTTGCATATGCTTCTTCGTAAGCGTTTTTTACGTCTTCGTCTGACATTTTAACTTCGTTTACATCACCTTCTGTAACGTATTTTCTAAATGTATTTAATTCTTCCATTTTATTTATTTTATTTATTTTAACAATTACAACAAGAACAGTCACAAGACGTCCCACAGTTACATACTTTGCAGTTACATTTCATATTAATTTATTTTTTTAGTTCTGGGTGGAATTTAATGTAAACTTCATTTGCGTCGTCTTTTATTGACACACCATCTACTTCAACTTCTGCAGGATAAACTTTTACGTCATCACCATACCAATAATTAATTTTATATCCACCTTCATCTGTTAATTCTACAATTAACCCTCTTTTATAGTCTTGTTCTTCTGCTTGTAATATAATTTTTTTACCT